GGTTTGATGCTAAAGTGGACGAGCTGTTGCAGATCAAAGTAGCATTAGCTGATGACGATGAGCCAGAGCGCAAGCTGACCACGGTTCAGAAACGCAACCTAGACTATGTTACCCTGTACAGCAATATGGAAGGCATCTGGCGTAAGCATATAGGCGATGCTGCTGAGATCGAAGAAGCTACTAAGAAATTCTTAGATCGTGCTCGCCCTAACCAGCAGATGCTTAAGAAGCTGTATGATCACTTCAAGGAAAGCTTTGCTGATGCTCTGCGTGACAAGGACAACGAACTAGTAGCTGAGACTATCGAGCCCATCGTGACCGTGGTTAATGTGCTGGCAACCAGCACAGGTAATGCTCGTGCTGTAGCTGATAGCCGTGGTGCTAGCCGCAAGAGCATCAAACAAGCCAGCAAGGCCAAGTTTAAGACAGTTGACCTTAACACTGACATGGCCAGCATTAACCCTGCTATGATCCCAGGCAGCAGCAAGGCGCTGGTGTATAACAGCAAGAGCCGCAAAGTGTACCTGTACGTAGCAGGTGAGGCGGGTTTGGGTATCAAAGGTGCCAAGGTTACAGGTTATGACGAGGCTAAGAGCTTTGCTAAGACCTTGCGTAATCCCAAGCAAATCTTAGGGACGCTACGTGATGCAGCTACCGCTAAACGAGTAGATGTAGTCATGGGAGATTACATCAAGGGCAAGAAGCATCCGGTGAACGGACGGCTCAACAAGGACACTTTAGTAATCAAAGTGTTCAAGTAAGTTGACAACAGCGTTGCTGGGAAGCTAAATATAGATGCCAATGATAAAGATGGCTACGGTCGTAGCTCTCTGTTTAGCATGCGCAGGCTGCGAGACAGTGAGTGCCGGGGGTGCGAATTACAGCAACGCACCGCTGGTTCAGCTTACAGCTGACAAGGCCCACCAACACAATGTGCCAAGCTCCCTGGCAATCGCTGTCGTGACGTTAGAGAGTAATTGGGATGCTAAAGCTTTGAGTCAAGGCAACTATGGTCTGGGTCAGATCAAATGTGGCACGGCTCGGGGCATTGGATTTGACGGCAAGTGCTCCGCATTGCTGCAGCCAGAAGTGAATCTTGAATACAGCATGAAATATATGCGTATGGCACTAGACGAAGCACACGACGACCAGTGCAGCGCGTTAACCTTATACAATCAAGGTTTAGGTAAGACTCTGCGCAATAAACCTAGCAGATACTGTCGCAACGTAATGAAGATCATGAAAGATGACTGACCTCTTGCTATAAATATCAAGAGGTAACAGCATGGCCACACCATTAGAGCAGCAGATCATAGACGAAGTGCAACTGATGTTGGGCGGAGGTATGGTCGACATTGAGCTTGATCCTAATCATTATAGCACCGCATTGAAACTCAGCTTTGATCGCTATAGACAGCGTAGTGGTAATGCTGACGAAGAAAGTTATCTTTTCTTGCGTCTTGAAAACAATATCACAGAATATTATCTACCCGACAACGTGGTATCAGTTAGACAGCTTTTTCGCAGAGGGCTTGGTGGCATTACAGGTGGTACACAGATTGATCCTTTCAGTTTAGCTTATACCAATCTGTATCTGTTGCAAGCAGGCGCAGGCGGAGGCTATAGCGCAGGACTTTTAACCTATGAACTGTTCTATGAATACCTTGATCAAGCAGGTCGTATGTTTGGACGTGATATCAATTTCACGTTTAACACAGTGACCAAATGTCTCAGCATCGTGCGTCGACCTAGCGGTAACGAACAGATACTGATATGGGCCTATATGTATCGTCCTAACGATGAAATATTACAGGATCCGTTTGCTCGACCTTGGATTAGGGATTACACGCTAGCTTGGTGTCAGCGCATGCTAGGCGAAGCGTACAGCAAGTTCCAGAGCATTGCAGGACCGCAAGGTGGAACCACTCTTAAGGGCGATGCTCTCAAGACAGAAGCTGCTGCTGCAATGGAACGTCTCGAGAAGGACATTGACCTTTACATTGACAATGCTATGCCGCTTGGTATCATAATTGGTTAATGAATAAGGCTTTTAATGCAGCTTTACCTGCATTGGTAAGCTTATCTTGGCCTAATACAGTGTAAACACCGTCTGGTGTAGGTACAGTATCGATACGTTGCCATTGTTGTTTCCATACCCACCACGCCTCGCTCTTCATGTCAAAGAAAAACAACTCGCATAGATCCCAAGGTTCTTGATCATACAGAAATCTATCAATGTACATTTGAGCAGCCCACGCTGCATCTGTGTTGATCTTTAGTAAGCTGGCATCTTGAGTAAACAAACCTACGATATAGATTCGATGTACCCATCTAGCAATCCAACTATCTCGTCTCAATGCATTATCTGCACTCAATTGTCTGCGAGGCCAAGATCTATGCATGCTCTTATTAGCTCGCATGAGATAACGATTGGCCTCTTTAAGATGATCCATATCTAATTCATAATAATCTGGATCAAATTCGCCGAGACCAGAACCTGGGTAGGTAAGATTACTGACTTTATGACCAGCTGTAGCTGCTAGTTCGGCTGCTGCTATATTAGCAATGCTTTCGTTGCCATCTGCTAATAGTATCGCACCTTGATCTATCATAACTGTTCCCTAAAACTCTAGATATTTACTCAGCTTACTAATGTAGAAACTGTGTTTTTTAGTTGGTCCAGCGTGCCATTATTAGCGATAGTCTTGTCGAACTTAGCTCTAGTCCATGCCCATTCGCTTGCATGTATATGGCTCGGTGGTGATCCGCCTAGCCTATACTGATCAAACCACAAAGGACGGGGACCTCGTTCTACATGCCATACTTGTCCGTTAAGTCTCTTGATAAGATCTATTTCATTGGGAAAGCGCGTATCCGGTATAACGTAGTTTGCCCTGCTATCAAGTTTGCGTTCTAAGCTAGCAATCCATATATCATCATGAAATCCAACACGACAAACTTCAGTACCCCATAGCTGCAGTACCAAACGCGGCGTTAGATTTGGCATACCTAGTTTTTGGGCCCACCAATGATCAACTTGGTCTCTCCAGTTTCGACTTTCGTCGGTGTCTCCTTCGAGTAAGTTACGAGGCCAGCTAAAAACTGCAGCGACTGCGTCCTTAAGGCTATCCGCGAAACTAACCTTTATAAAACCGTGTTCTTGCTGGAGCATGTCTGCAACAGTGCCTTTACCGCTGCCTATCAACCCGCATATACCAATAATCATAGATTCCTCCGTCCTGTAATGATAATAGGTTTTCTGCATAGGATCAAGCCTGGTTACCATTGACCAATTGGTAGAAATATTGGTTTTTTATCATGGTGCTGATAAATAGATTAGCACACATTCCCAACGGAGAGGTTCGAATATGGCCACCCTAGTATCCCCAGGTGTTAGCGTAACAGTTGTAGATGAGAGCGCGTATGCAAGCGCTGGAACTGGTACTACACCGCTCATCTTAATAGCAACTGCGGCTAACAAATACCAAGCAGGCAGCACTACAGCATATGCTCCGGGCACAACAGCCGCCCATGCTAACCAGTTATATCTAATCAGTAGCCAACGCGATCTACTGCAAACTTTTGGAACACCTAATTTTTACACCACTGCTGGTACTCCTGATTATGGAAATCAGCTTAATGAGCTCGGTCTCTTTACAGCTTATCAATACCTCGGGGTGGCAAATACCGCTTATGTCCTGCGAGCTGATATAGATTTATCTCAGATGGTACCGTCGACCACCGAACCAGTTGGCGCACCTGCGGTAAACCAATATTGGATGGATACGACTAACACAAACTGGGGAGTCTTTACTAGCAATGGTAATCCAAATAGCGCACTAAGTTGGACAGCTCATAATCCAGTTGTGTTAACTAGCGCTTCTGACCTCGAAATTGTTGTACAGGGTACGTATGTCACCAATAATGCGAGCAGCAACATTATCGCAAGCAGTGGTAATCTTGTTGTAAATGGTACAGCTATTGCAATGTCAGCTGGCATGAGCCTAAGTGATGTTGCAAGTGCTATCAATAATTCTACCGTACACATGAATGGTATTTCAGCAGTAATATATGGCCGCACTGGCAAACCAGATGTAACAGTTAGTGCTATTGACACCATGTACTATCTACGATTGGTTAGCAGCGATATTAATCAAAACATTGACCTCATAAATTCAAATACCAACATCTTAACATATCTTGGTTTCATAAATCAATCATATCAACCAAATCCAGAACCTACCAATGTTATAGCACCAGCTTATGCATATGGAGCAGTTGGTGATTTCGTAGTTGATGCCTATAGCACCAACTTAACAACCGGAGAAATGGAAAATAGCATCTGGCAGAAGATTGAACAGTCTACTCTGGACGGAAATACCACAGCATGGTGGTTCAAGGTTGGTAGCGTTAATGCAGAATATCCTGGTTGGGGCTGGCAGCAATCTGAACCTAGAGTTATAGTTGGATCTGTAGCTAACCCAGTATTCACAATGGGAACGCAGTGCACTATAAGCATTGGTGATTCAATTCCTGTAACTATTACAGTGAGCAGCACAAGCTTGTCTTCGTTCATGAATGATATCAATTCTGTGTTAGACGCAAATAATTTTAATGTATATGCAAGCATTACTACATATGGTAACAGCAATTATCTAACGATAACAAATTATGATGCATCTGATACACAGTTTCATGACATCACTGATGAATACAACTTAACTCATCCGTGGCAGACAGCTGGTATGCCTGTCACTCAAACTTACTATGCCAGTGTCACGGGAACAACAACGAGCCCAACATACACTGCAGCGACATTGACTGTATCAGATGGTAACGTATCACTTGGAAATACTCAACCAGCTCCTGTAGTTTACGCTCCTGGTGTAGGTTATGCTCCCGGAGATACACTTAACATCGTGGGCGGAACTCACTCTGTAAATGCTGTTCTGAGTGTTACAGCTATTCAGGCTGTCACTGCTACTATAGCAGCAAGTGGTAGTAACTATGCAGTAAACGATACCCTAACATTCTCTGGTGCCAATTATGTGAGTCCTACAATCCTTAGGGTTACAAATATAGGACCGGGTGGTGCTATCACTGGATTAGCTATTGCTCAACCAGGTCAGCATATAGTAAACGTACAGAGTAACCCAGTTACTCCTACTGCTACCAGCGGATCGGGTACATCAGCAACGGTGACATTGGGTTGGGGTGTAGCAACTGTTGCTGTGACAAACGGTGGTGTGTACACTGTAGCTCCTACAAATCCAGTAAGTGTTACTGGTGGTAGTGGATCCAATGCGCAGTTTACCATTAGTATGGCATATCTAACTTCTAACACGTTTAGCATTGATCCTGGCACCGGATCACCTGTAACAGTGTATGTGCCAGCATCGCCTAACAACACGTTGGCAGGAGTAGTGGCAGCCATCAATGCAGCCTTCCCCACTGGACCAATTGTTGCGTCTATTGCTACAGGAAATTATTTGCAGATTACAAATACCAACGGTACGCAATTTACACTCAAAGATATCAGCGGTACTCCATTAGGAAATTCTGGTATCAAGGTAGGCTATACATTTGGTCGCCAGATGGTGTATCAAGGTTATTACCCTAGCCTAACTGTACCTAGCAACTTAGCACAGACTGCTGCTACCAATGTGTGGATTAACACAACGCCGCAGGATAGAGGAACTAATATAGTTCTTAAGAAATACAATGGCACTTTGTGGATTCAACAGAATGTTCATCCTGCAAGCGGCACAGTGCCTATGTACAGCAGCGATGCTGTTGCTAATGCTGCATTCGGAGCTAGCAAGGTAATTGGAACTGTATATGCTCGTTACAATAATGACGGTGATAGCCCGCCTGTAGCAAATACTGTGCTTTACGAATGGGATGGCACGGCTTGGGTCACGTTCGATTATACGCCTAGTGCAACTGCACCGGCTGGTCCACCAGCTAACGGCACGCTATGGTATAATACCTACTTACAGGTTGATATCATGGTTGGTAATGGTCAGATTTGGCAAGGTTATCGCAATGCATACCCTGCAACGGATCCAAATGGACCTATCATCGATGGCAGCATGCCAACCACTCAAAGTGATGGTTACAGTCCATTGGTAACCAATGACATATGGATCGATAGTTCTGCATTACCTTACCCGCAGATATACAGATACGACGGTGTATCTGGGTCATTTGCTCTAGTTGATAACACCAATCATAGCAGCCCATCGGGTATCATATTCTCAGATGCACGTTGGAATAGCAATGGTCAAGCTTCTGGAAGTCAGATGCCTAGTGCTATGGTGTTGAGCAATTATGTCGATCCCAGTACTGTAAATGCAGAGCTTTATCCTGCAGGAATGTTGCTGTTTAACACACGTTACAGCACATATAACGTTAAGCAATACGTTGTTGACGCGTTCCCAACGCTCAGCGCACCATATCTAACCAGTACATGGGTTACAGCAAGTGGCAATCGTCCAGACGGTACCCCTTACATGGGATCTGATGCACAGCGAATAATGGTTTCTACGGCATTGAATGCAAGCCTTGAATCAAATCAGGCAATTCGCGGCGATGCAATCTATTATAACCTGCTAGCAACCCCTGGTTACATAGAATGCTTGCCGGCGATGCAATCGCTAAACCAAGACCGTCATTATACTGGCTTCATTGTTGCTGATCCTCCTGGGGCTCTACCTGCAGACACAACAAGCCTGCAGAATTGGGCAAGCAATGCTAATAACGCAGCACTTGATGGTGTTGACGGCTTGGTCAGCAGTGCAGATCCTTACAGCGGTGTGTATTACCCATGGGCACTAGCCACCAACCTTGATGGTACCAACGTTTTCGTACCACCTAGCGAAATGGCACTGCGCACTATAGCTTACAATGACCAAGTTGCGTATCCTTGGTTTGCTCCGGCAGGGTTCAACCGAGGTTTAGTAACCGGCGTCAATAGCGTTGGTTATCTAAAGACAGATGGTACATATCAACCTGTTAGCTTGAACCAAGGTCAGCGAGATGTCCTTTATGTTAATAGGATCAATCCAATCAGCTTTATACCTAATCGCGGGTTGGTGATATTCGGTCAGAAAACACTTGATCCTATTTCAACAGCACTCGATCGTATCAACGTTGCTCGATTGATCAACTATCTAAGCTATAATCTAAATAACCTAGCTCAGCCATTCCTGTTCGAACCAAATGACCAACAGACTCAGCAGGCTGTTACCGTTGTGTTTAACAGCTTTATGGCTAACTTGGTTGGGTTGCGTGCACTCTATGACTATGCCGTAGTGTGCGATAGCAGCAACAATACTCCTGCGCGTGTTGATGCAAATGAACTATGGATTGACGTGGCTATCAAGCCAGAGAAGGCCATCGAGTTCATATACATCCCGATAAGAATTCTCAATACTGGCGATCCAATGCCAGGCGGAGCACAGCAACAAGGTCAACAGACCAGCATTGCATGATAAGATTAAACCGGGCTAAATGCCCGGTTTATTTTTCATCAAGTTGACCGTAAATATATTCATGCATGACACGTCCGATGATGATATTGTACTCAAGTTAAAAAACGACATTAGTGCAGCATTGTACACTTATCTAACTGGCTTACATACACAGTTAGAGATAAACAGCAATGCTGCAATAGCTAACGACATAGTTCTGTCAGTTTTGAGCTTAAACATAGGTCATATATTAGGACAATTAGACCCAGATTCTAGACGTGAGAATTTAGAATTAGTAAACGGTATCATAGTTGATCAGATTACCGAAGTAAACAAATTATCTTCTATTCAGACCTACGGCATCATAGGCCACGGATGATATCTAAGATATCTAACGAAAACCCCGATTGCGGTATGGTAACATTGTTCTTGCACAATTATTGCAATTATTCTTGTACATATTGCAGCCCTGTACATCGCGATAATACTCACAGATGGCCAGAAGATTATGCCCCATATGTGAATTTTTTAAAAAAAGTACGCGAAAGAAATAGATATCTTTATGTTGAAATTTTAGGTGGTGAACCAACCTTATGGCCCAATTTTAGACTTTTTTTAGACGAAATATCTGATGACAATACATACATAGAATTCAGTACTAACGCATCTAGAACATTGCGATATTGGGACGAATTTAAACCAGGATCGATGTATATGATGATGAGCTGGCATCATGAACAGTGTGATGATGATCATTTTTTTGAAGTAGCTAAGATGATGCAACACAAGGTAAGCTTGAGTGTTGCATTAATGATAGTACCTGAAAACTTCGATCGTGCTCAGCGCATGCAACGGCGGTTGGAAGGGTTAGATATAGAAATTTTACCTCGCTTCGTTAGGCTTGATATCAATAGTACGCAATTTCTTAATTACACAGATGAACAGAAAGACTGGATAGCAAATTACAGATATCTCAATATGAAACCGCACGATGTCAGTTGGGAGCTGCCTATAAATTTGCATCTCGATGGAACAAAGATACGCTTTCCGCAAATATTAAATCAAAATTTACATAATTTCAAAGGCATGACTTGTTCTGCAGGCGTAAAGAGATTTTATGTCAATTACGATGGTAACATTTATAGATGTTCTAGGCGAGTTGGATCAACTATTGGCAATATTTTTGAAGAATATCAACTGCCAGCACAAGGTATCATATGCGATCAAGATTTATGTCCTTGTAAATGGGATGCTATAGTAGAAAAACAATTATTTAAGACAACGTAAAAGCGACCGGACTCCGACGGGATGCCCGGCATTAGTCTTAGCTATGTGTATAGCTTTGGTAGGTATTAGATTAAAATCCTGGCAGACTTTTGCATATTCTAATTCATACTTTTTCCAGAAATACTCCGGACCTATCTTTTTCATAAATGCCATACCAATATGCAACAGACTTTGACAATTCATGTTAAAATCATTCATTAAGCTTATCGGCCCATCCGGCCTAACCCTAGCAAATCTAAGAGCAATCCTGTCATTGCCTAATCCACCCTTGCTTAAACTTATAGCAAATGACTGTATAGCTGGATGATTGAAATCAAAGTTGATATCTCTGCTGCAAGTAATCCATGCACCATCAATGTGAACTGGTATATCTAACTCGGCGCACCGATCGAGTATCTGGTACATCTCTGGATGTACGTCACCGTAAGCAGGAAACGGCATGGAAATGAGTAATTCCTTGCTAGCATCTAACGTGTTTATGGTTACGTATTCGATGTCGTTATTAAGTCTCCAGTGATACCTGTAATCGTTCTCAAATACCATAAGCCTAGACTTGCTCAATCTCTGATATAGATCATCTATAAATTGAGTACAACCTATACATATGTCCAAGCGTTCAAAATCCCTGTACCCTCTGATATTACTCATAGCATGTCTGTCTAGGTAATCCAAGAAAGCTAACTTGAAATCATTGACAATATTTGTAGAATCTACCAGATTTTCTTTATAAATTGATCCGTACATCTTGGTAATGCTAGAGTCATACATCGGCTGCGGTCGATCTACCTGTAACCATTCTCTAGAATATTTTCGGTCTGGCCCATCTCTCATGGTACAAGTTTACTTGTCTGCTACAAGATCGTATATATTGATATGGATGATATGCTGGACAAATCTTGATGTGGTGCCCTCTACCCTGGACACACCTTGGAGTTAAGAACAATGGCGATCTACGCATGTGTTCTCACAGCCAAAGTGCGGGTAAGGGTAATACCCTATTGTGTAATAATAACGTCCCACTGACTATAGCTGATTTATCAACCGTTGACGTTATGAATTGCGACACCCTTAAAGGCGTGCGCAGAGACATGTTAAAAGGTAAATGGCCAACTCAATGTAAACGATGCAAAGATGAATCTCTATCTGGTAGTAACAGCCGCGATCGATGGGAAACAGACAGGCATAAAGATACGTTTACCAAAGAGCTAGCGCTGTCTTTGACAGATATAGACGGCACAGTAAACGGTGGTCAATGGCAAGATTTTGATCTACGCATAGGTAATGAATGTAATCTAAGATGTGTTATGTGTTTTGCTGGCGAATCGTCTAAGTGGTTTGATGTTCATCAAGAAATATTAGGTTGGGATTATTTTGTTGTGGATGGTAAGAAATATGATCTGTCTACATCAAGAAACGGTTTTGGCTGGTCAAAAGATAAAGCAAACATAGACGCTCTTATACACAGCTCTGATGCATTATCGAAGATTGTATTTGGTGGCGGTGAACCATTGCTAATTAAACACCATCGGTATCTGTTAGAGGCACTGATTTCGCAAGGACATGCCAGCAGAATGGAGCTAGAATATAGCTCTAATCTCACATTTTTCCCACCAGATATATTCTATCTGTGGAAGCATTTTAAAAAAATACGTATTTGTGGCAGTATTGATGCAGCCGGATCTGCTAATGAAGCTATTAGATATAATACCAAGTGGCAAGTTGTAGTAGACAATCTAAGAATGTTAGATGCAACGGCAGATAATATAGAGGTATTCTTATCAACAACGATCAGTATATTGTCTCTAGAACACTACGGTAAATTGCTATCATGGATAGCTGATCAAAGGTACAACAAGATACACGACACTGTCAGTCACTTGGTATATAATCCAAAATATTTTAATATTGGATTACTTGAAAAATCTCAATTGAATAGGATCGTGGATTCGGCAACATTGCCAGTTGTTCAACAGCCAAAGTTTGTAAAGAAAATAGATCACTATCGATCATTGCACGATACGATAAACATGACTGACGATGAAATGAAAGAGCAGCGAATGTATTTCTTGCGTGTTTGGGATAATCTACAAAAAAATCAACAGCAAGATTGGTATGAATTATTTCCAATGGCAGCGGGTGTAGCACGTGAATGGAAAGATCTCTATGGCAACTGATACGTTTTGTCCAATACCTTGGAATTTCCAGGCTGTTCGTAGCAACGGAGATTTGCGAGTATGTTGCCAAGCTAACATAACCAAAAACAAGGGAGTGGTGCGAAAGGCAGACGGCACGCCGTATAATGCTGCTAAAGATGACATAGATGAAGCTAGAAACAGCGACCTCATGAAGATCATGCGCAAGAACATGCTAAATGGAATTTGGAGCCAAGAATGCGGTCGCTGTAAATCTGAAGAAGAAACTGGCCTAATCAGCAGGCGCAACTATGAACACGATAGATGGACATTGAGAATAGAAGATATCAAGGCATTCACAGCAGACGATGGTAGCATTGATACTACAGCCCTGCCTGTAAAATACTATGACTTGCGATTTGGAAATCTGTGTAATCTAGCATGCAGGATGTGTGGGCCGCAAGACAGCACAGGTTGGTATGAAGACTATCATAAATTAGAAGGCAAGGATTGGTTCTTTGACACGCACGGTCGCGAGCAGATGACCAGACAGAACGGTAAATGGACAAGTCCTAGCTATAGCTGGCATGATAGCGATAGCTTTTGGAAGCAGATAGAAGATAACATTGATAATATCCAGCACGTATATATGGCAGGCGGCGAACCATTGCTCATAGAACGGCATTACGAATTTTTAGAACGTTGCATAGAAAATGGTGCCGCTAAGAACATGTTAATCGAGTATAATACCAACATGACTAGTGTATCGTCCAGGGCTATCAACTTATGGAAAAATTTCAGGCGTATACAAATAGGTGCAAGCATAGACGGGTATGGTCCCGTGTTAGAATACCAGCGTTATCCAGCTAATTGGGATAAAGTATGGCGTAATATACAGATAATAGATCAAACTCCGTATAACATCGAAGCTTGGTTAGCTTATACCGTTACTGCATATAATGTATTACATTTGCCAGATTTCATGCGATGGAAACTGGAATCCAGCGGATTACAGAAATTTAACAACACCAAAAAACGTCCAATAGTAACGCATCACGTGGCACACCAACCTTTGCATTTAAACATAAGGGTGTTACCGCCTCAGATTAAAAAATTAGTAGAGAAAAAATTCGACGACTTTCATCAATGGGTAATTTCAACTGATGCAATGCCACACATAGTAGCGAACGGTGTACATATCAAGAACAGCATATTAGATTATATGAATTCAGTTGACTTGCACGGAGAATATTGGCCTTATTTTGTTTCGACTACTAGAGCACTTGATAACATACGCGGTCAGTGCATAATCAACATAGTACCAGAATTTGAGGATTATCTATGAGTCGTATCTTAATAACCGGAAATCCGGAAAAAGGTCTAGCCAAAAGCATGAAGATCATATGGCCGGATGCGACATTTGTAAGCCGATCTAATGGATGGGATCTAACTATTGACACTAGGCGCAAGGATCTAGCCAATCTTGCACTAGAGCACGATGTGTTCATAAACAACAGTGCATTATGGAGATACCATCAATCTCTGCTGATGCACGATGTTTATACACAAGCAAAGCAACAGTCTCATCAACTGAAGATAATATGTATCGGCAGCACCACTGACAGGACGCGCAAGGGCAGCGATTGGTTATATCAGCAGGAAAAGATTGCGTTACGAAACCTATGCAACAGTTTGGCATTATACTCGGTATGGGGTGGTGGACCATCGGTTACGTTAATAAGCTTTGGCACCTTGAGCAATAATCAACACAAGCATCCAGATAGGACCTGCATGGACATAGACCAAGCAGCTGGTTACATAAAATGGGTTTTGTCTCAACCAAATGGGGTAGCCATAAATGAACTAAGCATAGATCCATTGCAGGAGCAGGCGGATGCTAAGTGATGCGGTAAGCGCGTATGATTTTACACAGATACCGTTCGATAGAATCACGAAATTTGGTCAACGTACCTTGCTGTATCGCGACATATTCTGTGTGAGTTGGCTTATAGGTAGATATTGCAATTACAACTGCAGCTACTGTTGGCCGTATGCACGCAGCAATACTAAAGACTATCGACCAATTGAACTAAACCTAATGACTATGGATGAGATCAAACGGCAGAGCAGAGAGCGCGGATACAACAGTTTCCACTTTAGTTTCAGCGGCGGCGAACCTACAGTATATCCTGACTATCTAAGGTTGCTTGAACATTACAGCAATGATACAGCTAACTGCAATTACCAAAGCGTTCACATGACTAGCAACATATCCCAAGGCTTGCGATGGTTTGAAAAATATGTTGCAGCTACTAAGGATCTGCATCGTGTAAGTGTCACAGCCAGCTGGCATCGCGAGCAGGGGATTAAGCAAGGTGATCTCAACGGTCATACTGAAAAGTTTGCTGACAAGTTAGTGTTTCTTCAAGAAAACGACATACAGGTCACTGTGAACACGGTCATGGTGCCAGAATGGTTTGATACGTTGTACGGCGAAGCTGAGTACTTCCTCAGCCGAGGTATAAATGTTACTCTTAAACCGCAGAGTGATCCAACAGCAAGTAGAGTAGTAGATGGATACAGCGAAGAACAGTTAGCCATACTTCATAATGGCATGCCGCAGAGAGATTTTACAACTGTAAAGAGTCAGGTATCGAGGCCAAAACCTAAAATAAGCATGCAACGCATGAGCATTGATAACGGAGATGATGCAAGCGTTCCTCAGATAATGCAAGTGGAGTTTGAAGACGATACTGGTAAGAAATGGTACATGGATCAAGCAGAGAGGTTCAACGCATTTAATTTCAATAACTTCAAGAATTGGGATTGTGAGAGTGGTTATCGAAGCATTATCATACGCGAGCCAGATGGGGCAATTAAACGTAGCTACAGCTGCCAAGATAAACCGCTTGGTTATATAGAAACCGGTTTTAAATTATTTGATAGTCCGATGCCTTGTATCAGTGACGCATGTGTAAGCAGCGCTGATAGCAAAATACCAAAGAGACGTGCATGAGATATGCATTAACAGGTCATACGCGAGGCATCGGAGCAAGTTTATTCCGACATCTATCTCCTAAGGCGATAGGATTTAGTGCAAGCACAGGTTATGACATACGCAAATCATCGGACAGGCATTTAATAATAGATGCTGCTGCAAATTGCGATATTTTTATCAATAACGCGCATGCAGATTATGCGCAAGTATCTTTATTGATAGAGTTGTTCAGGGTATGGAAAGATAAACCAAAACATATCATCAATGTAGGTAGCGCAGTAACAGATCGAGCACTGAAACCAGAAAAATTACATCTAGTTGAATATTCCGCACAGAAAGGTGCATTGAAATCTGTCATGAAAGATTTACAAGGATATGAATGCAAGGTTTCATACGTTCAATTCGGATATGTGGGGACTGATAGAATTTTAGAAAAATATCCTAACATGGATCCTACGCAATACATCACAATAGACCAAGCAATCGAAATCATTCTGAAACCGTTGCAATTACCGTGAAGTATCCATTTTTAAATCATAATAGTTTAGTTATTGTTGATTACATGGCCGGATCATCCGGTCAACTGTTTCTACGTTTATGGAGTGAACTAGATTCAAGTATGTCATATGACAACCCTGATATCATGTCCGAAACTCAGTTAAATCAGCATCCTGCAAGTAAAGAAATCAATTATGATGTCTTGGTACCAAAAATGATTTTTAATTGGATGATCGGACAGTGCGATATATCGACTATTGATGAATATCTTTTGTTCTTTGAGATGCTAGGAACTTGGATATTAGCTTGCCGCCAAACCTGGTCATCTAATGCCAGCAAGCTTAAATTTTATGACAGCTGCGACTCGCCCGTTGGTAACAGGGCACTATATGGTATACATTCTCGTAAATTAAACCTGCCAATAGATAGACTAAATGAAATGGGATATGAAATAAGTCTAATTAAGATAGTTCCTCGTACTGCTCGAGGAAGACAATATCAATTATCTCGAATGCTTGCATGTTATCCAGAAGTAGACATAGCGGGTTTACGCCAAAATATACAAGATTGGAACGATAAGAAGTGTACTGATGAGATTGATCTTTGCACTCTCTTAGTAGATAACAACTCTGATGCTATATTGTCTTGGTTTAAGACACGATTAGGCGATCAAATTAGATTGGAAAAAATACCTAGATTTTATGAGATCTTAAACATATATTACGCATCGGTTGTAAATCAATTGGAACTTAAAGATGTATGAATTATATCAATCTAGTGCAGGATCTAGAGGTTCCATGGCTGAAGTGTGGATTGATAAAACAGCAGGAGTAGTTAAGAAAATCTACAAACCTGATGGTATTACTATTACAGGTAATTTTCCCAAGCATACACTTATGGAAGATATAGAAAAGTTATACGATAACGAGGTTTATTGGTCAACGCTTCTTGCATCTGACTTCACCGTACAAATGATAGAGCACGGTAAGCTTGAAAATGACAATGGGTGGTTTATAATTCAAGAATGGCACGGTACAGATTTGTTGCCTCATTACAGATTGGATACTAGATTATATCATATGATACCAGATGCAGATCTTCAGATAGAAACAATGTTTGCGTATTGGCAAGAAAAAAATGTTTACAAAATAAACAATGCAATGGCAAATATGACCTTACACAACGGTAGAATAAAAGCTTTTGATTTCAAGTATGCTGAAAAACGATCAGATGATAGAAAACATCTTGAGCAAGCAAGCATAGCAAAGTGGGTCTCTAAAATAGAACCTTCGCTGGTTGATAGATTAGAAAAATTCTTATGACCAACGAATCAATCATCAAATATACTGAAGATCAGCGAGAATTTCTTGAACGATTTCGTATGAAAACTTTCCAGGAAGGCAATGATAGTTTAGATTATCAAAAATTTGATCCAGATTCTTTCAACGGCTCAATATGGTGCGCTTATCTAAACGGCGAAATTGTTAGCATGAGCGCAGCTGAAATTAGCCATTATACTAATGAGATAGATGTGATACGCAAGTGCAGATATCATATACTAAAACAGCATCGACATGGGAGGTATGGCTTTAAATTCTTGAGAAAGATGATGCATTGGGGTAAGGAACAAGGTTTTAAGTTACTGTATTGGACGCACGACATACATAACAAGCCTTTAAATGCTTTATATCAGCGGCAGCGAAGCTATGCGTTTAATAATGATAACATGTGGTTTTATCAATGGCCTTATAATAGATTGCAGTTCGAAACAGATAAACTCTTTAAAACTGGAAAAGTGTATCAATTTGTCTACAGCATTAAGATAGACGAAGCATTTGAATGGCTACCTACTTCGTCCGAATACATGCTATATTTCGATCATTGCGGTGATACTGATAAAATTAAAAAATATTTCAAGGTAACATGATAACACAAACACCTGCGCTGCCATTAGATTATTGCATGTCAACGTGTAATCTCGGTGTAGCTATTGAGATAGGAACATATTATGGCGGATGGACCAGACATCTAGCCAATTCTTTTGACAATGTAATTACGTTTCAAACTCTAGAAAAACACAAGCTAAATGATTTTAATTGGACGCAACGCGATCATGCAGGAGTACCGCGAGTTTGGGCTGAACGTATGCGCGAACAACTGCCGCTTGAATACCAAGGCCCATATGATTTCAATTTTTTAATTGAAAATATCAGAGACATGGAGAATGTTACCTGTCTTCTAACCAGCAGTCCCCCAATCATACCATGGACTGTTTCTTACGATCTATGTGTTGTAGACATAACAAGGTCACCCGACGAAAATCTAAGACAATATAGATATTGGAAAAATCATGCTAATCCCGGGGCTATACTCCTTATAGGAGTCCATTGTCCTGCTGACTATGACAAATGGACCATTACAGAAGAACAATTTCTTGCTGAGATAACCGAATCTTGGCATTTTGTGCCAGATGTGGTCGGTCGATGGATTTGCGTTAATTTCTAGCTATAGGTTATAATGATAAGTGACTACTCGCAGAGTATTGCTCGGATCTATATCTATATCATATGATTTGTGGCTACCGTATAGCTCTGGATGCCTGATGAGCTACGCACTGCATTACGCTGATGTTTCGAAAATAGTATTCTGCGAGCCTTTGTATAAGTGGTTGCCTGACAATGAATTGGCTGTAAGGTTACACGACATAGATTTGCTAGCATTAACTTGTTATGTTTGGAATCAAGAATACAACCATCATATAGCCACTTTATACAAAACAATTAATCCCAACGGCAAAGTTATTTTCGGTGGTCCAAATATTCCTATAGATCCGTTGTTACATCAAGATACTGTAGAAAAATATCTATGCGTAGATGCATTCTTGGCGGGACCGGGTGAAGAAATATTCTGCGATATATTATCCAATATAGACCAACCTTGCAATTTGTGGAACGGATGTTACGGCAAATCTTTCAATAATGCTCAGATCAAACCTTCACAGATATCGTCAGAACGTATGCCGCAGCCTTATTTAGATGGATTGTTTGACAGCATTTTAACAAGAGAACGCCGCATAAAAGCTAGTTTTGAAACCAATCGAGGTTGCCCATTTAAATGCGCATTTTGCGATTGGGGTGGTCAAGCCAATAGTAAAGTTACAAAGTTCTCAACTGATGCAGTTAAGGCTACGATAGATTATATATATTCTTGGTCGTCTGTAAGCGAGATAGAGATACTAGATGCTAATTTTGGTATGCAGCAACGTGATCTCGATACCTTGATGCATATGATAGCTGCTAAGAATAAAACCGGCAATAATCCAACTGTGAGTTACAGTGGATTAGTTAAGAATGGTAGTCCCTATCTTATTGATATTATTGATATAATACACAATAAACTGGGAGCAGAACGGCGGCATTTAAAATTAAGTTTCCAATCACACAGCCGTAATACCCTAGCAGTTATGCTTAGAGATAACATTAGAAACGAAAAATTATTAGGTTTGCTCGGAAGCCTGCGTGATAAAGATATAGAAGTCAGCAGCGAAATGATAATAGGAATGCCCGGCGAAACCGCATTGTCGTGGTTAGATAATCAAGCAACGGATTATGATCACGGTATCGGATTTATGCGCACGTATCTTTTAAGTTTGGTATGTAACACGAGATTATATGAGCACGATTTCAGGGTTAGGCATGGCATAAGGTCTAAAAAACTGCTGATACCATATGAGATGCGCGATGTAGCACGAATGATGCTTGCACTTAACCCTCTTCATACGGTTTCTCATAAAAAACAATTCGAAGTGATGGAAATCGTACATCATTGTTCTAGTTTTGATTGCGAAGAACTGGTGCTTATGTTTAGGTATTTTTGGTGGTATCATAATTTTTATAATAGCCATGCGTTTAGGCATACCATTGCTGATCTAAGACGATGCAAATACTCTATTCGTGATCAAATACTTACGTTTTATTCTAATCTACACATGGACAGTGTCTTAGGTTCGTTAGTTTCTAATCAAGACCAGCTGATACGCAAGATATTTGCCGATGAACCAACTACAGTGATAGATGATTATGCTACATATAGGTTCATATCGGGTAGCCTTCGTACCAACGATCTTTTCGTGATGTTACAGAATAAATCGGCTATAGAATCTGAAATGCTTGAAATATACCATGATACCAATATTGATGCTGACAAAGTAAGAATGGATATCGCTGCATGGTCAACAGATCTTGATGAAAAGGTTGTTACTAAACTCTTCAATATGGGGTCGCGTATATCATGAATCTTACATTTGGCAAAAGTAGGACGGTGCATACTGTACGGAATGCAGACGTTAGAACTATATTATCAAACATGGATCCTTCGTGTTTTTATGCAAGCTTGCATGACCGACAGGTAATACGCAACAGAATAAATTCCGTAGCTGACAAGATCGCGCAATGGTTGCAACCAATCATAGATTTGAGAGAATTTACGTATCGCTATCACACCAACGGCACCCACAATGCTATAGAACAATGGCTAGCATCTGAAACCAGACCGATATGCTGTTTAATTGGCGAATATCCTTACCCTCGTCATTTACGCAATAATATACGTATAGTTGAATCTGTTCAGGATATACCGAAAGATCACGTAGTGTTTATGAGTAATCCGTTTAGTAGCAATGGTAGATATGATAGTCGGTATCAAATGATAACCAATCCAGTTATTCTAGATTGCGCCTATGTTGGGACTACTGAACTGCACAAATTTGTTGCTACCCCTAACACTGAACAGATTTTTTGGAGCGGTAGCAAGCCATTTGCTATTGGAAATTTTAGGACAGGATATAGGTTTTGTAGGAAGCCAGACACGTTACAAGATCAGCTTAAGGATACTGGTTATTTCAATTGGTTTGGTATAGAGCTTTTAGATAGATGCGTAGATTTATGGCCGGTTCATGGTGCATATGAGAATCTACATCGTGAATATATAAGCTTGTGTAATTTGCATCAGCTAGTACCAAGTGATAGCTATTTGATAGCATCTTCTCTGGATAATGACTATAATCATTTAGTTAGAGAAGACGGTACCATCCGTGTACCCACTGGCTTGTTGCTAGATGCAGCATGGAGGTAATAATGGCGTGGATTGAGCAAGTACCTAACGAGATATGGACGTGCAGCAGTTTTTTACAAGATAGCACGGTTAATAAAATCCTAGAAAACATGCGTAGCAGTACCAGGAAAAATCTGCATCGCACAGATATGATGCGTAAAACATTGGCTAAGATAGGAGTGAATAATAACAGCTACGATTATGTGATATATCAATATGACATACGCAAGGACTTGGATATTATTGGTGAGATAGCTGATAGATTGGATGAAATATTATCTAATTTTGGTCAATCCTCGCCTAGACACCAGCTTAATGCTATGCAATGTTTCGTTAAGAGCTTTGGTCCTAACAGCCATTATGATGTCCATGTAGAAAGTTATGAGAAATATGGTCATTGGGGCTGGATACATTTTCTAAGTGATGAAGAAAGCGGCGAGCTAATTTTTCCTGATCAACAACAGCTCGATGATCACCTTGCTGTAAATCCGAATCAAGTCAAAACCTGGGAAGATAACCTTGACCTTTTAAGGTCGTTTGGTGAAGAAAATAAATTAGTTGGCCCTTTTTCAATCAAACCGAGGCGTAACACTTGCATACTTTTTAGGACAGGCAGTGCACATTGGGTTAGTCCGATGTTAGAACATTGTGATTTAACTCGTCCTACTGCTACAGGGTGGCCGCATGCTAGCCAACGTCTCCTAGATGACCTTAATAGAAATTGTCGCATAAATGAGAATTTTGGACACAAGTGATGTGGACTGAACTAGTTCCTAACGAAGTATGGTGGTGCGATAACTTCCTTGCACCTGATACCTACGACCGTGTATTGCAGGGTTTCATAAAAAGCGATATCAGTGTGCTAGATGGCCGCACTAGGAAACACGCGGTTGGTGAGACTTTTTACAATTACAATGTAGTGAAATTGGCAGTAAGAGATGATAAACTTTTGATAGAAGAAGTGTTTAATAAAATCAATTTAGTGATAGCTAAACAAGGAGATCCTATTCTCGATCCATCGTCTACGCTTGGTTATCTGCAATTTTTTGCTAAGAGTTTTAACCAAGATAGCAGATATGATTTACATGCTGAGAGTAAAGCTATGTTTGGAAAGTATGTATTTGTAAATTATCTCTCTGACGAAGAAACAGGTGAGTTGGTATTTCCAAGTGAGAATGGTGCCGACGAATTTTTGCTAGTACATCCTGACAATCGAAAAGGCTGGGAAGAAACTAAGATAACTTGTGCTAAAGAGGACAATCCTGTACGGTATATCGGACCACTTACAATAAAACCTAGAAAGAATTCATGTGCTTTATTTGTGACCGGAGTGGCGCATTATGTAAATCCTGTAACAGATGGCGGAACCAGACCAAGCCTAAGCGGTTGGCCCTATGCATCAGATGCATATGTTGAATGGTATAAAAAGAATAATTCTTAGTAAAAATCGGATATTGAACTGGTCAATGTTCTGTAATCAAGTGTTAATTCTTCGCCTATGTCTATGTTTTCGCGAGATTTTATAACTATCTGACCGTCTATGTAAAGATTTGGACTACGGCTATGATTAATCATAGTGTTTGTACATTCTATGCAATAGCCTGTACCACGTATGGGCAAGTGTATGCCGTCAACAGGTATAACAGCTCCGTTTAATATACCAACTATAGATTCTGCTGATATATTATCATCTGCGAATCTGCCTTGGCCATGTATATTACTTGGACATATTACAGTTGGAACCAACCATATATTGTCTTGTAGCATCAAAGATCCTGTATATCTTCCTGACCTGCCAGGCTGAACATAAGACAGATGCGGTCTTCCTGGCCTTCGTGTCGCACTGCATGCCTGTGTCCTATATTGAGGAAATATGCTGATCCGTCTGCTATCATATGGTATTCCTCTAATTGATTGCGGACCCAAAATAGATTGGTAACGTCGTCTGTTCCTTGGATTGGTACTATTATTCTAACAGCATATTCTGGACCATAGTCGATGTGGGGCGTGAGGTCACTACCGGGTTTTAACCGTGTGAGACGCACTCGTATGGGTTTAGCCTTGAATTGCGAGCTAATAGCCTCCTGGAAATAGCTTCCATCGTAGGCCTTGAGAGGGTGCCACCAATTGTGTTCGTTCATGGCAGGCGGTAGCAACTCAGTTCTGCGTATCTTATTGCGGAATTTTTCTACTTTGCTAGAACCAAGAGAATCAGAACGTGCTATGGTTCGGCATTCTGCTTTAAGCTCACTGAGGTCCATGAGAGTGTTGAATGTTGGTTCAAAATATGTGAGATTAATTTGGTCAAAGTGTTGATGATTGCGTTCTGCTAAGTCTTCGTGGTTGCTGCATAATCCTCTATTGGCTTGAAACAGATTTACCCATTCTTGATCTAAACGTTTGACTTCGGCTTTCATTTTATCCAAGTCAAAGCTAATGTTTGGGAGCTTGGCAAAAGTCGGCAATTGATACTTGGTTTTCACTGTGGTCATATTAGATTTTCCTCTATGAGACTTGCAACTGAATCAAATTCCATTGGCTCATAAAAATTCAACATCATCATAAGCCTATTAGCTCCATTTGAATTGTCAACATTATGCCATTGATTAACTCTAAACAATGTTGGAACCTTGGTATAGATGTCTTCTACCCAATTTTTATCTTCATCGTAATACTTAGTTGGTATTGTTCCCATGCCAATTATCGGCACGATCAATGCGCATGACTTATCTCTGAATCGATCTCCGCTGAGATTACTCGGAGTGGCACGCATCTGGTGCACATTGTCGTCTCTGTCTGGTACGTATTCTGGCACTGCCTTGAGATCATCTGATACTGTTTCACCGTTATGTTTATGAATGCTAATAAATCCGTTGCTGTGTATCCATGTTATGTAACTGCTTTCCCAGATTTTTTTCTTAAAATTACGCATTAAACTAGGCGGCGGATCGGCAAATAGGTCTCCAGCTGGAGCACTGGCATAGCGTATCCATGATTTATTCTTAAAACCATTTAAGACAATGTCTATGAACTCAGCAGAATCATAGACAATCTGCGGGAATGGTTTATGGCGTTGCATTTCTTTTTCTCACTATATCTCGTACTTTAGATATGCTACGTTCAAGTTTATCTATTTCACAGATCACGTCATTTGCATTAGATGCACACCGATGTAACAGATCGGCATGTCGGCTATTCATTTTCTTCTGTTGGCTCTGGTATGATTGTAGATCAGCATATGAGATGCCTAATTCTGGAATTTCAATATCAGGAAGATCTTCATACCAGATGCAAGGCATGCTATGGTTAAACAACTGCCATGCATATAAATTGATTATGTTGCGCCCGATGTAGTGTACGTGGGCTAAGTCAACCTCAAATTGCTGTGACACTGCATTGATATACTTGTCCATGCTAGCGTCATCTCGAACATGCCATATGTTAGTATGTTTGCTCAACACATATGATATCACCTGAGCTCTCGTATCATATCTATTCAGTATGATTTTATTATAGACATCGCTGCCAAAATGTCGGTCATATAGATCGTAATTGCGTCCTTCAAAATCCTGCATGAATATCTTGAAAACTGGAAAGATCTTGCTTTTAGCTAGCTGTGCTATTCTCTGATGCAATACACCGTTAATATAAGGTCTGGTGATCCATTCGTACCTGTCTATGGTAATTGGATCCCATTCAGGAGTGAACGCACTAGAAGATTCAAAAACTTCATAAAGGTTCTTGAATTTTTCCAATGGATATTTCTTAGCTAGCACTTCTGTTAGCATCTCTACAACATGAGTTGATCCTGTGCGAGGTGCAGCGAATACTATCAGTCCTTTATATCTCAAATGATCACTCACGCGCTAGCCATACCTCAAAATTGCGAAACAATTTACCATTGGCAATTAAATTATACACTGAGATGAAATCTTCATTGAATCCAAATTCCAAATGCAATCGCAATGATGGACCATTGGTTAAACTATGTGGTGCCTGTGTGTCGTGTAACCAATCGTATCCGCCGGACGGATCGCAAGATTCTATGATGGTACCCAGTTCATCGTGATAGTCGCATGGTATGATATCGCGATAGCTTAAAGGAATCATCAACAGTGTGCGGCGTGCAAAGCCGTTGGCATTACTGAGGTCATCGGTGTGAATATGATTTACGAGATTAGGACGTACTGCGACAAATTCTAAACCGCCTTGCAACACACAATCATTAATGATATCGTCGTAATTGTCTAAAAGTCTGCGTGCTAGTTCCGTATTTGTCCATGATGAATTGGCACCACCGTGTATGGCACCTGGTCCATTAAAATGATCAACTTCGGGGTGGTTGATAACGTATTGATACACACGTTCCTTATCAGGAATAATGTTAGTTTTAAGCAGTGCAAAGTGTTTCATGGTGTATAGCTTACAACAAAGTTACTTTCGTTGGGTAATCTTTCTTTGCGACCGTACATCAATTCCTTGACAAAATCGGTGTGATAAAAATCCATGACTAAATGTATGCGAGTTTCGTTGCTATGGTTTTTAACGCTGTGTATGGCGATATTATCAATTTCGACCAAGTCTGCATCAGTAAAATTAAAAACCTGGTCATCAATTATGAAATCTACCAATGGATTAGTCTTGACTACGAGATGCACACGCTTGCTTACAGCCATGCTTGGTTCATCATCCCAGTGCGGCCACAAGAGGCCTTGAGGTGCTAACCGATTGAAAAAACATTTGTTCACAAAAGCATCAATGCCTCCGAGATGTCTATCTTTAACGTGATCGATGATGGGTTGCAGTACATCTTGCCAAGCATACCAAGATGGATACACTGCGGTATCATCGTATGGAGCTATATCTAATTGCCTGCCTGTGTAATGATATTCCCCGTTATTCCATTTTTCTGCGTTGTATTTGAAGTAGATAACATCTCGACCTGCTGGGCGTGCTATTGGTTGCCAGTCTTGTTCAGTTAACCTATCTACTTGATCTCTTAGTTTTTCAAAAAGATCATCTGGTAATTTGCCAATTGGTATCAATCTATGACCGCCAAGTATTCTCATGCTGTTTCCCTTACCATAAAGAATTTTTCAATGATCACAGCCGGTAAGTCAATATCACCGGCTTGTCTCCTGTTATCCCAGTTGCTTGGATCTGCATGATGAGTGTTGTGCAATCCGCTGCCTAGGGTAATTAGATTAACTAATCTATTATTATAACTGTGGTCTTTGGTGTCAAAATCTCGGTCTCCGTGATGATGGCATACTGTGTTGACTAATCCGGCTAGATGGAATGATATCACGCTAGGGATACTGATTAGGAAGATTGGTAATTGCCAATTTATCAATGCTAAGACAAGCAAAAGGCTTCCTATGATCCAAAAGTACCATCGGTAAATGAATAATTGATCTCGATCGCGCACAAGGTCGCTGACGTATTTTGGTTCAATGTTAAATGGTTTCCAAAAAGTAGTCCAAATTCTCCATAGTGGTTGACTGCCGTGTGGATCTCTGTCCGAATCGCTGAATGCATGATGTTTACGATGCACTCCTGCCCATGCCAACGGTGGACCAAAACAATTAAGGCAGGCTAGAGACAATAAAATGTAATGTTTGATTCGAGTGGTATTGAAGCTTTTATGGCAGAAATATCTATGCAGCCCAATCTCGCCTCCAATCTTGTTGATAAAAAGCAGAGCCACGAGCGATACAAACAACAAGCGTGCATCGCCGTATATTAAACCATATAGGGCTGCAGCATGATTGGCTATGATCAAAGCTTTAATCTTGATGTTCATCAATAGAAGGGTAGCACGGCTACCCACCTCCCGTTTTCACCAACAACTGGCGTGACCTCATGATACATATCATAAGGAAATACTATTAAATCTCCTTGTGACGCCCACTCATTAATGTGGATATCATCTGACGACATGTCATAGAATACTGTGCCACCTTCTGTGTAATCTTTACCAAATTGATTTAGATGCAGTATCAATCCAACGAATTGAGGATCGTAATCATGTTTATGACGCCGAAAGTAGTTGCAATTCCTATAGTGCAAAAGCTCTAGGTGATACCTACCTTTTGCATGATAGTTGATAGCATGTGAATTTAAAAATCTCAGATTATCGATGCAGTCACGCATTTGCACATATAGGTTTATGATGTTAGGTACAGGCAATCGCAAAGGTTCGGCGAGCCTATAATAATCTACGCTACTATCCTGTGTCCAACGCGATTTAAAATTATCAATTTTCCAGTGTGGTGTTTCAAAGTTTGGCAATGATAATTGTTGAGCTTCGACTATGATATCGTAGCAGATATCTGCAGGCATAAAATCTTTGATAACTGCTATGTCTCCTTGAGATACCAGTTCATAAACTGGATTAGATTGCCAGTTATCTAGCGTTTTTACTTTCATGCCAACTCTCTTAGCACGTAATCGTTATATTTAAGTAAGCTTCGCTGTACTAGTTCTCGATGAGCGCTTATATCTACCTTACCTAAAATAAAACCTACAATTCTATGGTTATCATTGTGGTTTATATCTACACCATGGGGTTGCTGATAGTTTCTAATCAGGAAAAAATCGGTGGTATCTGGTATGGTAACATAATGTTTAGGCTGATCTATCTCTTGCTTGTATTCTGGATCGTAGTGCTTGCAAAAATAAAATGTATCACGGCTTCCGCTGAGTATGATACGATAGCCGATTGGCTCGTTTTCCAAGTGGTGCTGTTTCAGCTCTTTAGTGATAGCTTTATGATGCGCAAATGGTGGAATTTCATAATTATCATCCACATGTACAGCCACTTTGGTGTGCGCTCTAGCTAGTCGCACATAAGTGAGATATTCAAAAGGAAGATGCATGTTAATGTGGTCAACCAAAGGACCGAAATTAACAGCATTGGGATTCCACGATTCTGGATGGCCCAATGGTTTGGTATAATCTTTGTTGCCGAGCAGCACTTGCTCGTCCCACCAAACGTATCTTTCACCGCCGTTGAATGCAGACAATAGAACTTCTTTGTTTGGAATAGGCGGAATATCTAGCGGAGTAAACAACACATCTTTCATTTAAACCTACCCTGAAATCGCAAGTTCTTAATCTCAATACCTGGATTATCAATTATAAATCGCACGCCGGCAGTGATGTTGTCTAAGTCAAATTCTCTGATATCATTTGGTTCAATTAGGCTAATACGACAAGCATGTGGAAGATTTTGTAAATGTTCGACTGCTGAATGTAAGGCGCTTTTTTCAATCGGATATTTTTCGTATACCACTGACCACTTACTGCTGTATGCTGCGTCGGTTCCGATGTTAATGAACAACTTATCTTGGTCTTTGAATGCATCAAACAGCGCTAGCATCAATTCTGTTTGTTGAAACTTTTTACCGTGTGCACAATTTATAAAAACATTGTGTTTTTCCATTTCGGCTACTATCTTATCGATGTTACATATGTCCCAACCATTGCTACGAGACATCCCTATAGCTCCGGGAAATGATTGATAAAGATGTTTACCAATTCGCGCAGTGTGTCCAGTTATTATCATCTTTTGCCTAGCACGCATGCTACTAAATGTATTCGTTCAGTTTTTCCTGCATTCACTGCAGTATGATGCTTTGTTGTATCAACAAAATATGCACTACCGTCAGCCTTTAGATGGTTTGATGTTTCTTCGATCAACAGGAATGAACCATCGTTTGTGATTATGGGTACGTGTAGTCGAGGTTCTCCGTCTGTGTGCCAACTCATTACTGTTTTTGGTCGTAATCTCATCAGCCTAACTCTACCAAGAATGTAACTATTGGATAAAGTAGAGATGACCTGATTGAAAATTGTATTCCTGAATTCTTTAACTACGTGGACAAACTGCAACTCTGTTTTGATAACTTGTTTGCGTTTAAGTTGACCATTTTCATCATATGGATCGGGACCCCATGCAAATACCAAACTACCTACGCTATCGTACCACGCTTGCTCGCTAGATGGATCTAAGCTATGAGTTAAACCTATTTGGTTATGATCGCTGTGCCATTGGCATAATTGTAGTACTTCATCGAGGCCTTGTATAAGCTCCTCAGTGTTAAACTTGGCATCGAGCACTTGGATATATGACATGATCTCTCCTTATTGACTATATAGCCAAGTCTCGAGATTTTTGAAATACCAGTAAGGTATAAATACTCTGCAAGATAAGGAGACTAATACATGGCTTTCCAACCGACACTGAGCAAGTTTGGCGTGCCGATAGTACCGGGAGCTAGTGGTACTGGCATCCTCATGCCCAAGCTGAAATATCGCTTTAGGGTAAGCATGCAGAGCTTCGGACCGGCTGGTGCAGCCATAGAGCTGACACGCCAAGTAGCTACTGCTGGCCGCCCACAGATACAGCACAATAGCACAGCTATACACAGCTATAACAATGTGATGTATCTACCACAAAAACCAGAATGGCAGAGCGTTGAAATAACAGTACGCGACGATGTTAACAGCAGCGTTAGCACCCTGGTAGCTTACCAATTACAAAAGCAGATGAATCACTTTGATCAGACTAGCTTCCTTGCTGGTATAAACTACAAATTTACCACCTTCATTCAAACCCTAGATGGTAGTAATGATGGCGTTCTTGAGAATTGGTATCTAGAAGGTTGTTATCTTGAGACAGTTGCGTACGATCAGTTTGATTACAGCAACAGCGAGTCAATGATGATCACCTTGACAATACGTTATGATAACGCAACACAAGATCAGTTTATCATGACTCCAGCTCCGCAACCAACTGGATTTGGTGTACAAGTATAATACTTTTTATACTGATTTACTGCAGACAGCCGCCTTAACTGGCGGCTTTTTGCTTGGCTAAATATCTGCATGACTACTATATTACGACAGAAACCGTATGCTTCTTGGTTTTTCGGGACTCAGAATCCCGGACAAACCATGTATGCGATACCTCGCTACAAGTACATGTATTATGCCAATTTTCAGGCAAATGCACAAGCAATGAGCATGTATCCCGACCTTTTTCTACTAGGGGGTCTAGGTGGTGTTAGTTTCAAAATTAAGTCCATAGATAGGCCTAACATTGATTTACAACAGCGAGAGTTAAATCAATACAATCATAAAAGATATGCTTATGTAAAAACAGAATACAAACCTGTAACCATATCCATTTATGATACCATTGACAATAAACCTCTAGACCTTTGGGTAGAATATTTCACATATTATTTCGGTGATGCGCGATACAAAAGTTCTGCTACTATGCAATCTAATCCAACCGATCCGACATTTGATGATAGCACCGGATGGGGATTACGGCCTATGGCAGAACAGGTCAATTTCTTTACTAGTGTTGATTTATATGCCTTTGGTGGAAAAAAAGAATATACCAAGGTCAGTTATCTAAATCCCAAGATATCTGCTGTAGATTGGGGTAATAATGACAGTTCTTCTAGTGACATGGAAGAATTGAGAATGACTTTAAGCTATGAAACTATTCAATATGATAGTGGTACTATAACACCGCAAATGGCTTTTCAATTTGGTTTTGATATCGGTAAAACTACTCTAGAACCTCCAGTAAGCCCTGCATTGATTAATAGCGTAAAATTAGGAACAGGACCACATCAATATAGTAATCATCCAGATTCTAATAACAGCACTATATCAACTGATATAACCAAACCTAGTGCAAGTGTTCTATCTAATTTTGGTATGAGTGGAACCAGTTATGCAGCATTATTAGGGGCAGGCTCTCCACCCGATCAGGGATATACTCAGAGCGGATCGCCACTAACAACCCAGCAAATCCTCGGTAACCAATATCAATATTCGACAGGAGTTGGTGCAGACGATTATGCTTACAATCAGGAAGGTGTTGGTGGAGAATATAGCAACATACCAGTGCCAGATAACTATGGCTTAGGTGGTTATCCAGACGGTCAATTACCATTATCAAATCAGTTTTTACCATCTAATTCTATTGATGTGTTCGTATCAACTAATGGTGTTGGTGTATATGCATCGCTTGGTGCATTTGGAAGCTTTAATTTTGGATCAGGGCAGGTACAATCTACCTATGGCGGCAGTTATACTAGATCGACTGATCCTATCACGGGAGAAACAAGCTATCGCCCAGGGACACCTGAGAATTTACAATTTGCAAGTGCACTGCCTCCTAGATATCCGGGGCAGCGCGGCCCGGCTGTAAAGTATAATAACCTTACTCCTTATAATAGCCGCAATGGGTCTCGCCTTACGCAACTCGATCAGCTGCAAAGAGCGCGTAGACGTGTGCAATCTGGCGGAATTGGTATTGAAGTTGAATTAGGACAACCAGAATATACAAACTACGGTATTCCAACCGGATATGAACAGTACCCATATCAGCCTGGACCTGAATCTACCTTTGGCCCTGATCTAACTCTAAGTGCTGCACTATCTAATAATTACATAGGGGTTTCTGTGCAAACCAATAACAACATAGGATTCGGCGGAGTTGATTACAATAATGCTGGTAACTTCTTACCTTTAGATGACCCGTATGTCTATGGGGGCAATACCAGTGATAACGAGCCGCCGCAGGTAGTATTACCTTATAGTAACAACGACGAGTAGGATGCATTATGAGCGGTAATCGTGACATTATTCAAAACAACATTCGAAAGCAGCTAGCGTTACAATCCGGGCAGATAAAAGGTACTAATCAGGGAGGTAACTGGCAGTGGGCTAATTCAGCTGGCGTACCTTTAAGCAGCAGCAATGATTATAGTAACTATGCTCTATCTCAAGCACCTGCTCGGTATGTAACGAGCATGAGCACTAACACTTATCAGCTGGCTAAAGGTATGTTTGGAGGTCCAAATGTTCCACCTGAATTGATAGAAGTCTTAGCTAACATGGCAACATACTATGCTAGCCAAACTGGACAACCTGTGACTAATCTATTTAAGAAAGGCATCTTGTTAAACGATTTTCTTTCTACTATCAATGGCATTAGATTGCCTACTAGTCAATTGGGATATGTAGGAATCAATCCTGCACCTACTTGGAGTAAAAATCCAACGCTTGGTCCTACTATTGAAGCAGCACTGACATCATGAATGACCAAGTATTCTGCGCGTGGCCTTGGTTCCATCAAAGAATTGCACCAAATGGTATAGCTACACCGTGCTGTGCATGGGCAGGCGATAAACCAAAATATAATCATAACACATTCTTGCACAGCGACTTCATGGAAAACTTGCGTCGCGAGTTTGCTACTGGTAAACCGGCAACTGATTCATGTAATCAATGTTTGTATCATGAAAAATTAGGAAAATATAGCCAGCGTTTAATTTCATTCAATCTGGCTAGAGAATTAGACGTTGATTTATCTCAACCAGCTAAATTACGTAGCCAAGAAGTAAATCTAAGCAATGTGTGTAATCTAAAATGTAGAACTTGTTCTCCTGATCGTTCAACAAAATGGAATGCAGATGCAGAAGCAGCTGGATACATTAAACGCGGATTAGTAGAGTCTAATTGGGATCTTGATAACTGTGTTGATGATATAAAAATTATTATGTTTCTTGGCGGAGAACCGCTGATGCATCAAGATCAAATAATAGATAATCTTAAAAAAATACAAGATAGAGGAAAGTTACACGAATTAACATTGTATTTTACTACAAATGCTACATTACGTATCAACGACGAATTGCTCGAATTATTGTTGAAAACTAAACTTACTCAGATACTATGTAGCATTGATGCTTACGGTGAGCTAAATGATTACATTAGATCTGATAGTAAATGGTCAGAAATTGAAGATAATATGCGATTCCTGTGCCAGATAAGGGACAAATTTAATAATTTTGTTGTAAGAGTAAATTCTGTAATCAGTGTTTTTAATGCCGAACGATATTATGAGTTGGTGCAATGGTGCATAGATATGAAGTTGCACTGTGATTGTTCGCCGTGTTCATGGCCAAAGATACACGATGCAAGAAATCTACCATCTGAATACAAAGAGCGCATAATAAATAATTATGCAATTATTAGAGAAACTATACCAGTCGATCGTACTAAACCTATAGATCTAGTGATACAGCATTTAAAAAATGAAGCATTGTTAGATCAATCGACATGGAAAAACAATTTCATCAAACATAATTTTGCATTAGATGATAGAAGATCTGTTAGATTGCAAGATTATGTTAGTAGTTTATCGGAAATAGTAGGTGGAATGTGATATGACCAAGTACAGTCGACGACAGTTCGCATTACAGAATTCTAGCGTGGCTGCGACCATCGCCAATGCTCTTGGTGCTTGATGCAACCATATTGCATATATCCGTGGTTCCATCAAAAGATAGAGGTTAATGGATCTAGAAGACCCTGCTGTTCATGGATCACCGAAGCGAACGATCATGCAGATAGTGACCAATTCGTGCAGGGCGAATTTATGCAGAATTTGCGTCATCGCATGAGCATGCATGATATACCCACTGAATGCTCGCAGTGCGTGAAGAATGAATCCTATGGAAAATTCAGCCAGCGTATGCTAGGGTGGGCCAATGCTGCGCGATATGAAGTAGATTTTACTAAACCTGTTAAGGCAATCAGCTATGAAATAGATATGTCTAACGTCTGTAATCTCAAATGCAGAACCTGCAATAGCTATAGATCAACTAAATGGGGTGCCGACGAGAAGGCATTAACTGGCAGACACCACGGCCTATTAGATAGTAACTGGCAAATGTTAGATGAGGATGCAGGTGATGCACGTGTCTTGGCATTCATGGGTGGAGAACCATTGATGCACCAGGATAGAATTATAGATGCACTGCTCAAGGTTGACCGTGCAGGTACTATTGGGCAATGCACTATAAGTTTTAGCACTAATTGCAAATTAGATTTTGAACCACAACTACTTCAGTTGCTAATCAAAGCAGAATCTGTCAGTGTATCATGCAGCGTAGATGGGTACGGACAGTTGAATGATTACATCCGAAGCGAATCAGATTGGGATAGAATAAGTGATCAAATTTTAAAATTTGATACTTTGAGCACAATGCACGACAATTTTTACTACAGTTTGCAACCAACCTATTCCGTATATAACTTCAATAAGCTTGGAGATCTGATTCGTTGGTCTGAGACACTGAGTAACCGTCCTAAGATTGATCTAATTTATCTAGTTCGACCGGAGATTATGAATGCTGCTATCTTACCTTTAGCAGCTAGGAATAGAACAATCGATGAATATACAAATCTTCGGGTAGAATTTCCTCGTCATACTGAACTATTAGATAATTGTGTGCGATTCTTGCGCAATGAATTTGATGACGCTCTCACAGTAGATGATTTCAAATATTACAACGACAAATTGGATTTGCTGAGAACCACAAGACTAAGAGATGTCAATCTTGAACTTGATCGTATATTGCGTCAATTCAGGCACACTGCTGCGCTAACCGTGGATAATCAATAAATTTACCATGAGCAAATATAGCCAAGGGCGATTCATACCAAAAAATCCAGCTAAGCTGCTAGGCAAGCAAGAAGTGGTATTCCGTAGCAGCTGGGAACTGACTGTGATGAACTTCCTTGACACGCATCCTAGCGTAATACAATGGGCAAGCGAGAGCATACGCATACCTTATACCAATCCGCTTACAGGCAAACCAAGCCAATATGTTCCTGATTTTATGGTACTGTATCAAGACAAGAATGGAAATCGCCGAGCCGAAGTGGTAGAAGTTAAACCCAGCAAAGAAGCTATTGCAGAGAATGCCAAGAGCAAGCGCGATAAGGTAAGCCTCATATTAAACACTGCTAAATGGGCAGCAGCTATGGCATTTTGCAAGAAGAATGGCATGACTTTCAGAATTTTAACAGAAAATGACATATATATCACAAAGCCCAAGAGGAAAAGTTGATGGCCAATAGGTTCAAGACACTTGAAGACACGTTTGATATAGAATCTACTGAAGACGATGACAACGCAGTTGAGGATATTGCAGACATAAACTCGCCGAGTGATGCAGACATACATGCTGCACTAGCACTGGCCAATGACATTGACAAGCAACTGTCCACAGCTCGCGGCAAAGATGAACACGATGTGGAGATGGACCATCTGGCAGATCTTGCCATCAAGGCACACATGGATCTACAGGATCTGGGCATGAATGTGGAGATACGTCACGCTGGTGAGATATTCAGCAGCAGCAGCCAGATGCTGAAGATAGCAGTAGATGCTAAGAATGCCAAGGTTGACAAGAAGCTAAAGATGTTAAAACTGCAACTTGATAAACTTAAGATGGATAGGGCAATTCAACCGACTGGAAACGATCCGTTAGATGTCAAAGCTACCTTGATGGATCGCAATGAATTGTTGAAACAGCTTAGCGAAATCGAAACAGACGCTAAATAACATCACATTGGAGCATCTATGGCCATGAAGTCGTTCAGACAATATCTCGCTGAAAGCACTCGAGAATACGGGTATGTGATCAAACTCGCAGCAGAACCCAGCGACGAACAGCTTGATGGAGCACAGAGGTATCTAACACAGTTTGGTCTAGTTGAAATGACACACCCTGTCTTGCTTTCGGGCGATAAGCGAGATTTTATCGACGAGCCAAACCAGACAGTATGGCAAATTAATTTTGTCACTACGATGCCATTGAGCAGTTACATCACAATGGAAGGCCTGCGCGAAGTGTTGAATGTTCCAGAAAAGAACATAGTAGTACGCACGGCGACTGAGCCGGTAGAAGAGTACACCGACGATTACATGACTGATCGTGGTTTCCAAAAGATTGCCAAGGATGATAATCTAACCTCTGCAGCCAGATTGAGTACTGATCGTTTCTATCAAGATATAGAACAGCCTATTGTAAATGATATATACGGTGATGCATACAACAAGCGTTTCTTGGATTATCTAGCAGGAGTGAAGGCTACTCGCCCAAGTGATGAATATCATGCTCCTGCTCCGTTGTTTGGCTGGATTGAAATGGATAAAGTTGCTCCACACGAACCTGTTCAAGACATGGCTGATTTCAATGCTGGATACGATACACCAAAACCAGTTTATAAGCCATCCAGCAAAGATCCAGCAGATCCGACACCTCGCAGCGGCCTGGGTCCAGAGGGTAACTTTGACGATGGCGCACAGATAGTATATAGGTTCTACAAGGACCGTGACGGCAAGAGAGTGAACATGGGAGCACCAAAGGCTCCAAATAAACCAGAATTCGTAAGGAAGGGTTAAACCATGGATTTCCATAGCATATTAGGCAAGCTTAGGGCTATAGAGTCCTTGGGACGCAGAGACAGTGTATACGAGGCAGAAGAGTGCAACATGACAGCCGAGGGCGAGATGTGCCCAGTGCATGGCATGGAAGAATGTGCTGGCTATCAAGGTACCATACAGATGGAAGACAGCCGCGGTGAGATGATGGATGAAGAATCAGATCACGAGCGCGATGACCGTGCCGAAAAAGCTGGACACGAAGTAGCGCATGACATCGAATATGACGAACGTCACAAGGATCATATACATGGTCACAAGCGTGGTAGCGAAGATGACAAGGCAGAACGTGCTGGTGAAAAAGTAACCAAAGACATAGAATGGGATGACGAAGAAGAAATGGAAGAAGACGCTCCTCTTGGTCCGCCGCCATTTTCAGGTCCCGGTGCAACCAACAATGGCCCTGATACTGCTGGATATGTTTATGCATACAGCGAAAGCCAGAAGCAGCTGCGCGAAAGTATGAATATTGTGATGAACCAGAACATAGATGATCAGGGTAGCCACAAGAGTATAACTGTAACAGCCACTGATGATGATTTCGAAAAACTTGAAAGATTACTAACTATGGCTGGTATAGGGCATAGCGACGCTCCTGTATCTGTTGCAACAGTTGCAGAACCGACTGCAGGAATGCCATATGGTGTATCAGCAGAGCAGTCTTGCCCAGGTTGTGGCAATCCTGCAAGCCAGTGCACTTGTGAAGAAGTTGCAATGGAAAACGCTGATCACGATCATGGACATGAAGAGCATCCAGAAGCTGGCGAACCTCTTGATCCAAAGGATTATATCTGGAACGGCGATCACATCAACCAGCGATTTGGTAAGATTGGCGATAACACGCTGATGGCAGAACGTGCAGATAGCCTTTTTAATGCACTTAATGAGCAATATACCAACTATCTGATAGAAGCAGAATTAGCACCAAGTAACGCTGGATCTGAGAGTCCTCTAACAGCTAATAACCGCGATACCTTTGACAAGGATCCTTTCAGCGACGAAGAGCCGGTCACTGACGGTAGCCGCAGTCCTTTAAGCCATATCGGTCGTCAAGACGTCATGAATTGACATTGATACTGAATTTAACCATAAGTAACAGCGGCATAATGCCGCTGTTCGCTTGAGTAACACATGGCAAAGAATGATATAGACTTTCAGCTAGTAAAGCAGGCTAACAAGAAGACTGCATATACAGCTCATCAGATCCGCGAGATAGCACGCTGTGCTAAGGATCCTCTGTACTTCATGGAAAATTACATGAAGATACAACATCCAACCAAAGGGCGCATGCCGTTCGAGGCATATGAATACCAGAAAAGGTTGGTTAACTGCTATTGGCAGAATACTTCAGTAGTAGCACTGTTACCGAGGCAGAGCGGTAAGACCACAACAGCTGCAGGATATCTGCTCTGGTATGCTATGTTCAATGACGATGTAACAGTGCTTATTGCTGCTAACAAGTTTCGCGCTGCTAACGAAATCATGGATCGTGTAAAGTTTGCTTACGAAGAACTACCAGATTGGCTGCGTGCAGGTGTAGCTACTTACAATGTGCAGGACATCAAGTTTGATAACGGCTCTCGCATCAAAGCTACGACAACTACCCCAGATAGCGGACGTGGTATGTCAATCTCGCTGCTTTATCTGGACGAGTTTGCATTCGTTAAACCACGCATAGCTGAAGAATTTTGGACAGCAATGAGTCCGACCTTGGCTACAGGCGGCAAGTGCATAATAACTAGCACGCCAAATAGTGACGAAGATAAGTTTGCTGAAATATGGTTTGGTGCCAACAAGACAGTCGACGATTACGGCAATGATACACCCGACGGATTAGGTGTTAATGGTTTTGCAGCATTTACTGCGCATTATAGTGAAGTTCCGGGTAGAGATGAGACCTGGGCAGATAGAGAACGAGCCAAGATTAGTGTTGACCGATTCCGCCGAGAATACGGTTGTGAATTCGTAACTGCTGACGAAACACTGATCAATGCCAGCACGTTGTTGCAATTACAGGGTGTAGAACCCACGTTCAAGACCGGACAGACGCGCTGGTACGATCAGATCAATTCCAACAAAACCTATCTGGTAGCACTTGATCCCAGCGCAGGAGTAGGCAAGGATTTCAGTTGCATACAAGTTTTCAGTCTGCCCGACATGGCACAGGTAGCAGAATGGACACACAATCGCACCAGTATACCGCAACAGGTCAAGACCATGCAGAGTATTATCAATTTTATCCATGGCGAGATGCGCAAGTTTAACGATCAACGAGGCGATCCAGAGATATATTTCACTTTGGAAAATAACAGTTGGGGTGAAGCTGCAATCGTGACCATAGATGAGATTGGGGAAGATACCTTCAATGGTGTGTGGTTGCATGAACCAAAGGTCAAGGGTGTTGCAAGGTTGCGCCGCGGATTGAATACAAACGTTCGTAGCAAGGCTATGGCGTGTACTAAACTTAAGAGCCTAATAGAAAGCAATAAATTATCTTTACGTAGCAAGACGTTAATACGACAGCTCAAGTTCTTCGTGGCCAAAGGCAATAGTTTCGAAGGCAAGGTTGGAGAAAATGACGATGCTGTCATGTCTACTATATTATGTATACGCATGATGCAGATGGTCACACGCTGGGACGAAGAGATAGGTAACCTCATGAAGGAAGACTTTGCAGAAGAAGCTGAAGAGCCTATGCCTATCAGCTTTGGTTATTAAATAAATATAGCATCATGAATCATAACTGGAACGTCATAGGCGATAAGATATTTGGCATACTGCGCGGTAGAGGATATCGATTGCAGATGTTTGACAAAGGCGGCGACAAGACCATGGATCCGCATGAAGCTACACGTTTCTTTGCAACGGTTACAAGCCATGATCCAAATCTTGACAGCTTCAACGTGCTGATCAGCGTGCACGATGAGGACACTAATAGCCACCTTGATATCAAATCACCCGATCTTGCCGATGACCAAGATTTCAACACCTTGGTCAAGCTCAAAGACAGCCTGCAGAACAACATAGGTGATCGTGAAGGTCTAAGCGTAAACTGGTACAAGTTTGACCATGACATTGATCCGCGTGAGGACGCCGTGAACAACATACAAGAAAGCCGCGATATCAGCAAGCCATATGGCAGTACCAAGAGCAGCTATCAGAAAATAGGCAATAGCAAGTTGGTCATCCGTCATACTGACCCAGTTAATGAGGAAAAGAAGGGCAGCCGTTGGCGCCACATCAAGAACATATTCATCGAGACCAAGTTAGGCGAACGCTTTAACTATCCACATCCTCACATCGCAGGTGCACGTGCCATGGCTCGGCATCTAGCCAACGAGGGGCGTTTTAACGATCAAGTTAGCAAAGCCATCCTAAAGATGAGCGAAGATTACATCAAGCTAAAGAAGGCCAACAAGATGATGCGCGGCAAGGATGATGATCTTAGCCTGCAGGTCAAAGGAGCGCTTGAGCAGCTGGCCAAAGAAAGCAAGCGTCTCAGCGGTAGCAAGGGTTATGCCACTGGCATAGCAAACCTAGCCAAAGCTACGATGAGCGCACCCGCAGAACATGTGATCGCTCTGCGTAACAGCTTGGCTGAGACCTGTGGTTGCCAGCATGACGATAACAATGCTTTAGGTTCTCTAGAAGCGGCAGCACGCTATCTGATTAGCAACGGATACACAGTTAAGCCAGCTGAACCAGAGGACGATCTAATGGATATTGAGATCCTTCGATTGGAAGAACTTGCTGGCTTAGTTTGAGCCTCACCAATATTGACACTTGACAAACCCTGCGGCATAAATACACTGTCAGTTAGCAATATCACGTTGCTGACTGTCTATAACTCAATTAGGCACATGAAAGCACACATAGGAGGCACATTATCATGGGATTAGACCTTAAAGCTATACAAGCTA